GCGTTATACCAGACCTCAGACGTATTCTTGCCAAAGAGCCAGATATCACGATTGGAGACAATCAGTGACTGCCACGGGTCAGACCCCGCTGTCCGCTGGGCATACTGCGTGGCATCCCACGTTGCCGCCCCATCATTCAGTTCAGACAGGTAGAGTGTGGACGTGTCTCGGTTGAGCGCTAGAAAGAACCCATCGAGAAAATCTCCCTGATGAGACGTGATCGGGATCGTGTCTGACCCAATCATGACCTGCGTCAGCACGTTAGTGCTGAGGGTAAAGATATAGCCCCGTCCGCCAGACGTGATAAATATCTCGTCCCCCGCATCCACATTGCCTGAGAAAGTGGCTGGGGTCTCTGTCTCAGACTCTACGCGCCCACGATCCTCCGACGACCCATCAGGGAAAATTTCATACAGCGTATTGGCCGAGACCGCAAAACAGCGGTCCACGCCTCCGGTACGCACAGCGGTGATGCCAGACACTGGAAAACTTGTCAGACTGGCAAAGTCAGAACACCCAGGCGTGGGATACAACACGACCTGTGCTGGCTCGTCACGAACCTCGACCTGCTCCACATACCAGTTCATACACCGTTGCGCGGCCACATTGACGCTTTGTGACACATACGACGGTCCAACGAATCCACTGAATCTCATCGGTATTGGTCCGTGCGCCAGTCGTAACGGCCACCATGCGCCGACAGCGCCAGGTCAAGGCGCAGTGTCTCGGTGGTGCCATTGGCACGCTTCACATTGCCAAAGGTATCCTGGGCAAGCGCTGCCACCTCTGGGCCTATGGGTCGTCCAAATTCAGGAGCCAGACGCATCGCCAGTTGATAACGCAGCGCCTCTTCATAGCCGGGAGGAAACGTGTAGTCCGTCGTGAGATCCGCAAATTTGATCAACGCGGTCGGGGTATACAGCACCAACTGTGAAGTGCTGGAGCTTGGCACCGGCCAGACGCTAATCGTGGCAAGCCCCGCCGCCCAGGCTTTGTCATAATAGAACTCAAGCGGATAGGTGCTGGTCGTCCCCTTGATCGCCACCTGCTGCCACTGCGTGGTATTCATCGTGGCCTGAATCGGTAGCTCAATCTTCTGTGCAGACGACGCGTTTCTATCAGGAATAATGCTTGCGGCTACAATCCAGAGGGGACGCACGATATTAAACGCACCACCCGTGCCAATCGTGTAATCCTGCTGTGATGCCGTGAGATTAAATGCGGTGCGTGCCGTATGGTAAATGGTCAGACGCTGGGTCGCCCATGAATCCATCATGCCATTCAGGGTGGTGAACGAGTCCGCTGCGTCACTGCCGGTGGCTGTTTCACCTGACGCTAGCACCCCAATCGTCCTCAGGCTGCGTTCAATGAGGTCATTCGCTGTCATGGCGCACCTTGCCTACGACCGTGTTCGAGATCGCCCTTTCGGGCGTGGTTTTGGTGTCTCCACCTGGAACGGCCCGTCTGGTGTCTCAGCCCACCCCTTCCCTAGTGACGCCCGTTCGTCTGGGTCGTTCACAATGCGACCAACAACCTTTCCGTCGCGCTTAATCGTGTATAGCCACTTCGGGTAGAACGATTGATACTCAGACTCAGGCATAGCGTCCTCTCATCATGCAGACACAGAGGAAGGGGACGGTCAGAGACCGCCCCACTTCCCACTCGCACAACACCGACTAGCCAGAAATACGGCAGGCTAGTTCTGGACGCAAGACCGCCCACCCATACAGCACATCGAGGCGGCATGGGAATTTGTCAGTCGTGATGTCATAGTCTCGGATGAGACGAATCGACATGCCCAACTGATCGTCCGACACACGAGCAGCCATGTCCGTGCCTTTCGGCAACGGCAAGTCAGCCATCGCCAGGGTGAACGCATCCTTGTGATGCGCGATGCCTGTTGGCGACTGTGTGGACTCCGCACCATTGAAGACCAGTGCCGCACCGTCCGCTGGCAAGGCATCGACAGTCTGGAAGGCTGTCGTAGTCTTGATCGCTGGACTGATGGGGAGTGTAGCCATCGCCCCACCTGACGAGGTGGTGTCTGCCGTCACGACAAACTGCTGGAGCGTGCCGGTGGACTGACGGCTCTGCGGGTTGACATGGTTCACACCAGCAATTGTGAAAATGTCGCCCTTCTTGACCGTCGATGACCCAGAGTTCCACCCATCAGTGGAAATCGTTGTGGCCCCAGTGGATGTAGACCCATTCATCAACGGTGTCGCACTGGTAGTGTAGACACCGCTCGTATGGGTGTTGCAGTTCTGGTCCATATACCACTCAAAGCCCACGGCAGTCCCCATCTGACCACGCTGGTACTGGCTGGCAATCGCAGACGACTGCTGAAAGAGCCCTTTCAGTGCGTCCACAATCGTGGCCTGCATCAACGGGGTGATACACAGGGTACGCCCACCGTCCATCGGAGCCGCTTCATCATCCAACTTGACGCCAGCCGTCAAATAGGTCAACAACGCAGCCGGTGTCGTGCCTGGTGTCCCCACCTCGTTATAGATAGAGGTATAGAGGCCCATGCCATCGTTGTCGATCTTATTGGCGATCGTCGCCACTGCCGGGGTAATAAACCGCTTGCTGAAGTCATCAATCTTCAGGGCCAGGTCTTCGGAAGTGAAGGTAATATCGACACCAAACTGGGTGTCGAGCGTCACCGCGACCTGCGTTTCGGTCGCATCCTCAATACCGATTGCCGTACCCGTCCGACCCACGTAGCGCGGGGGTTTTCTGACGTTCAGGACCGTGCCAATCTTGGCACCCTCGACCCCGAACTTACTGTCGTATTGCCGATTGACGCCCTTGGTGAACGTCAAGTTATTCTCCAACACCATCAGGGCTTCCCTGGTGATCATGGAGATTGTGAGAAGTGTATTTGCCATCGTAGCTCTCGCTTGCTACGACGCCACCGCGTTATCGCCCAACGCCCTTCTGTCTGGCACGCCGGTACGATTGGTAATCCATCTGGTCAAGCGGCACCGTCGAAGCTGTCGCGCCCCCACCCACCGGCTTGATCGGTCGGGGTGCTTGGGTTACAGATGCCGCCGATGAGACCGGGCCGGTTTGAGCAGCCTCAATCCGCGCTTCTAATTTGCCCATCTCCCGAATCGCCACCATCGGCGGCAACGCCGCTATCCGGTCGCACTCCTCGGGAAACCGACAGAGGTGATACATCACCGCTGGTCCCATGTCAGAGTTCATCACTGAATCCTGCATGGGCGCAGTCATCGGCAGGTTCTTGCCCTGCTCGACGACGGCATCGAAATCGTCATGCTCCTGTCGGAAGGCGTCGATTCGCGCAGTGTGCGCAGCGACGGATTTTTCCCGGGCACGGTTAACGGACTCGCGTTCGATGCGCTCGCGGTCCGATGCGTCTCGCTCAGTGAGACGCAAATTCACCTTCCAGTCTACCAGAGCTTCCTGGAATTGTTCATAAGTTTCAAAATCATCCTGAGTAGGTCGCCCAGCACTGGGCGGCTGGGCAACATTCGGGCTCACATCTGGCTGTCGATAACGCGGAGCCACCTCGATCTTGTCTTCTCCTGGTGGTGTGGGAGCAATCGGCTTGACCGGGGGCGTGGGTGGACGCGCCACATTCGCTGCCGCACGAATCGCATCCAGTTCAGCTTGCAGGGTATCAGCCCGACTCTTCTCTGACGCCTTCTCCCGGGCCAACTGACTCGCCCGGTCCTTGTAGGACCGCCCACGACGACGCCGTTTCTTCGGTTTCTCCGCTGCCCCGTCATCATCTTCCTGTTTTTCGGCCTCCGCCACATCCGCAACTTCCCGTTCAGGCTCAACCTCCGGTTCCTCGGCAATCACATCAGGGGCAGGTTCCTCGCCCTCGCCAGCCGCGTCCAGGGTCTCTGCTGTCGCCGCCTCATCAGTGGCAACCTCTGGCTGCTGGTAGCGTGGGGCAACCGCCACGACAGACTCAGTCGCATCTAAGGGACGAGAATCGCCATCTGCTCCCTGCTGTGACGACGTGGCCTCTTGCGCGGCGGCTTCTACTTCAGCTTCGGTGTCGGTCGTACTCGCTACCCTCAGTGTCATACTGGCGTCCTTTGTGGTGGGGGGCCCTGTGGAGCCTGTGGCCCTGGTGATCCAGGCTGGGCTGGCGCGGCTTGCATCGCCTGACGCTCCGATTCAAGCATTCCCTCGTAGCGTGCCTCTGAGGCTTCCGACTGGCTGGTAATCCGACCAACCATCCCCTCCAGGCGCTTCACCTCGGTCTGTAAGATTTCAGAAGCTCGCTGCTGTTCGATCTTGGCGAGTGCCCGGGCATTCTCCCCCTCCTGCTTGAGGC